CCGCGCGAACACGCTGAAATTCGGCGAATAGACCAATCTGGCATAATCCAGCGGCATCAGAACTGACTCCACGACGACATGAAAACCTTGCCGACCGATGGCGGCAGGCCGAGCGACTTGGTCGCCCGCCGCACCAGTTTGCGTTGCTGGCGCCGCTGCCGCATCAGACGGCGCATCCGCCGCGACATCACGAGAATGCCGCCGACCGGATAAGGTAGGCGTCCCGGTATCCACTCGCCTTGCAGATTGCGCGGCTGCGATCGCCAGTCATGCCGCCACTTTTCCGAAATCCACTGCATCCGCGACGTCGCCCAGTCGGCATGCATCCATTGCGGCAGCTTGCCGTTCGGAAACATGGCATCGTTCGCCGACTTCAGCGCGTCGGTGAAGGCATTCTGTATCTTCTCAAGCCACGGGATGCCGCGCGGCTTGATGTGTTCGGCAAAGAATCGCTTGAACTCACTCTGACCCCTGCTTTCGACGGCTTCCACCACGCGGGAAAGGACGGAAAACTGCGGCGGCAGGGCAATATCGAGATGCTCCTTGATGAACTCCTTGCCGATGTCCTCCAATTTTTCTTCGAAGAATTTCTCGAAGATCGCAACGTCGCCCTTGATCAACGATTCGGCGAAGACCTCCAGCACGGTGCCGATGACGGAAAAGCCCATGGCTCAGACCCAGAACCGGGTGAACTTCTTCAAGAGATCGGCGCTCGCCCGCCGCGCCGCCGAGCCGCCGCCGCTGGCGCCACCGCCGCCACCCATCAGCGCGCGGGCCTGCTGCGCCGGATCGAAATAGATCACCCGCGCTTCCTTGTGCGCGACCATGCGCACCGTGGCGTCGCCGCGCAGCGTGGCGTAGTACGCCTCGCGGATCATCAGCGTCACCGCATATTGCAGCGACTCCGGCGCCTCGTAGGGCAGCCGATAACCACCCGTGTAATTGACCACCACCGGGCTGGCCCAGACGCCGCCAAGCCGCCGCAAAAGACCCGTGCCGCGTTCGATCTGATAGTCGCTGCCTTCGTTCATCGCGGCGCCGTTGGCGGCCACGCCCGTGATCTCGGCGATCGGATAGTGCGAGAGATAAATCCGGTTCTCCCACTCCGAGAGATCGAGAAAGGTTTCCTCCACCGTCTCGCGGGCAAAGACGCGATTGCAGGTCTGCGCCACCTCGTCGGAGGCCCAGCGGATGAACATCTCGATCTGGTCTTCGACGGTGGGGTCGGCCGAGGCCACGAGATTGAGGCCGAGCCGCGCGTAGTAGATCGAGATCAACGAAAAGTCCTCGGCTGGAGTGATGACCTTGGTGACCTCCTGCATCACGGCCACTCCGCGAGGATTTCGCCGAGGTCGAGCGGCGCCCCGCGCGAGCCGTCGTTCATCACCGGGATTACCTTGCTCTGCTCGACGGCCCAGGATGCGATCAGCGGTGTGCCGCCACGCGGCCCGGCATCGCCCTTGGCGCCGCGGTCGCCTTTCTCGCCTTTCCTGCCCACCGGCCCCGATTTCCAGTCCGGCCCAGGGCATTCACCGGGCTTGTCGCAACGGGCGACGAACCAAGTCGCATTCAATGTAACGACGTCGAGCGCCTCGTAACTGGCGGCCGGATCGAACGTGCCAAGGATACGGAAGCTCCTGCCATCCTTGCCATCGCGGCCATCGCGGCCATCGCTGCCGTCGCGGCCGGAAAGTCCCGGCGCCGCCAGACAGGCCCAGTCCGGCGACCCCGGCGGCTTGGCGGTATCCCGCAGCGCCTGATAGGTGCCGCCGCCCCGGATCACGACGTCGCCGTGATAATAGACGTTGCCCGAACGCCACACCTTGGCCTCGCCGAGCATGCCCTGCGGACCGCGTTCGCCGCGCTCGCCGGGCGGACCGATGCCACCCTGCGGCCCGATCCTTCCCATCGCGCCAGGGAAACCCCGCTCGCCTTGTGGCCCTGCAGGCCCGTCCGGGCCGCGCTGGCCGCGTTCTCCGACCGGGCCGACTTCGCCCCGCGGACCGACTTCGCCCCGCTCACCGGCCACGCCAGAGGCTCCCAGTGCCCCTTGCGGTCCGGCCTCGCCTTGTGGTCCGGCCGGTCCGGCCTCGCCTTGTGGTCCGATCTCGCCACGATCGCCGGCGGGGCCGGTATCACCCTTCTCGCCGCGTTCACCCGTTTCGCCGGACAACCCGCGTTCGCCGGGCGGTCCCACTGGCCCCGCCTCGCCTTGCGGCCCGACACTGCCGACCGGCCCCGCCGGTCCCTCCGGCCCGATCGGCCCCGGCTCAGGCTTCAACGCCGCGATGGTTTCCCGGTGCTCGCGTTCGATCGTGGCCAGCCGTTCGTCCCGCGCCGCCTCGGCCCGTTCGATCGAATGGATCAGCTTGAGAAACTGGTTCTGCCGTTCCGCCTCGTGCAGCCGAAAGTCGGCCAACGTCGTGGCAACTTGGCCCTGCAGGTCGCGCACGGCCCGCCCCAGCAGGGCGCCGACCTCGCGCTCAAGATCGAAGCTCTCGCTCATATCCATCGCGAAGGGCGCGTCGCTGTTGCTGACCAATTCGTTTGACATCCGCAGAATCCTTGCCGCTGGGCGCCGCCGAACCGGCTGGTGGTGCAGGAGGTGCCGAGGGCGGTCCCGGCGCGTGCGGAATCTGACCTGCTGCCGAAAGCGGCACAACTTGTTGTTGTGTTCTCGGCTCGCTCCCGTAAGCGACTGCGCCGTAGCTCTCGGTCGCCCGCGCCTCGTTCGGCGACAGGATGCCGCCCTGCACACCGCGCACCAAACCCTCGATGCGGTCCTTGAAATTGGAGCGCAGCAGCACGCTGGTATTGAATTCGCAGTATTCGTCGGGCTGGCCCTTGAGGCCGAACAGGCCGTCAAAAGCTTCCTCAATATGGTTGAGGCAGAAGCCGAGCGATGTCGCCAGCCACTGCTGCATCAGCGCCTCGGTCGAAGATTGCGGCGCACCACCGCCGATGCCGAGAATCTGCAGCGGAATGCGGAACGCCAGCGCGATGTGCTGCTCGGTCAACTTGAGAACGTCGGCCAATTGCGAGTCCACCGAATTCTGCGCCAGCGACACCGGCTTCAAGCCTGCGGTCAGGATCGGCGTGCCGCCCTGCTGCAAACCCTTGACCTGATCGTTCCAACGCTCGCGCAGGACATCGACCTGTTCCTTGTTGAGCACCATGTCGGTCGCCAGCACCGCGCTCGGCCGCGCCTGGTTCATGTAGAACGCGATCTGCTGCTGCAGGATGGCATTGCCAGCCGCGATATCCATCGCAGCCGCAAGGATCGGCGAGATACCGATTAGCGGATTGAAGTCCTGCGCTTTCAGCCGCAGGTGCAGCACGTCGCGCGCGGGCACATACGTCGGAAAGTCCAGCTGCTTATCGACGACGATATTGCCGCCGAGAGAATAAAAAATCTCGCCGGACTCCGGCTCGATCATCGCCGCGCAGGAGCGCGGATTCATCAGGTGCAGCTCGACGATCTCGAAGCGGTTGTTGCGCAATGCCAGTGCGTAAGCATTGCCGTCGGTGTAGAGATTGCTCACCGCGTTGAGCATGAAATCGGAAATGGTCTGGTAGGCATTGGGACGGCGGAAGATTCGCGTCAGCGCCGAGTTAACCTGCCGGGTTCGGCCGCCGTCCGGTTTCGAGAGCCAGTGGTCACCCGGACACATCGCAACCGTTTGGGCATAGGCCGAAACGCAGGCCTCGACCAATGCGATGCGCGCCGATGGCACGATGGGGTTGTAACCCATCTGCCACCAGTTGGTGTACTGACCGACGTCGGCAGGCAGCCAGCCGCCCGTGACCGGCAGATAGTACGGCCCCGGGCGGTACTGACCTTCAGTGGCCCTCGCGACCAGACGGCCGATACGCGCGAGCCAGTTTGCCATTACTCGCCGCCGAGGCTGTGCGACTTCGTCTTGTAGCCCTGCGCCTTGGGCTTATCGGCTTCGAGGTGGCGGTTCTGAACCGCACTGTTGTTCGGATCAGGCCCGCTGCCGTCGTCGTCATGCTCAAGAATATGCGCGCCGTACATCGCAAGATCGTTTTCTTCCTGCGTCGGCGTCGGCCTGCCTTGCGCACGTTCGGCAAACTCGGCGCGAGACTTGTCGGCCACTTCCTTGTCAGCAGCAACAGCCTTTCTCGCGGCGTCGCTCGCTGTTCCTTCGGCTAGTTTGGGCATTTGATTTTCTCCTTACCAAGTTACGCTCTGGGTCCACGCAATCGTACCCGCGCGACGTTGCAACCAATTCAACGGCATCACCATCCTTAGGGCCAAACTATCAGTTTGGAATAGCGACCGCTGCGGCGCTGCGACCGTCGATGGCGATGCCACTAGATCAAGTGGATTTGTGTCTTCCATGTGCAAGGTTGCTTGATCGCTCATCTCCATGCGCGGCGCTTCGCCACCGACCACGACAAAGTCGGCTGCGTCCACCAAGATCATGGTTTTTGCCGTGACCGTTTGCGAATCGATGAAGGGAATGCCCGCCACCGTCCCGCCGCGAATCTCATCGCGGAACGGGAAGATGCCGGTGTTCGCCGCCGACAGCATCGCCGCCCGCAGCATGTCGGTCTGGTTCACCAGCCAGACCAGATTGCGGATGTTGCCGTAGGTATTGGCCGAGATCGCATTGATCAGTCCCACGACGTCGCCAACGAAGGCGGCAATGCCGCCACCCGAGGTCGCGGTCGTGGCCGCCACGCCGTTCAACAGACCGGCGGGCCGGATCGCCGTCGCCGCGTTGGCATCGAGCAAGACCGAGTCGATGGCTACCGAGGTGTCCTGCTGGATGGCTTCGCGGATCAGGCCTTCGATCGCGGGGATGGAATGATCCCCCATCTCCCGGGTCCAAGTCGATATCACCGCCATTTTCTTAGGCGTCAGGGTTTGCGAGGTAAAGGCGCCCTGACGAACCGGGATCGCCAGACCTTCGCCGACGAACGATCCGGCGAGAGATGGCGTTCGCGAGCGGGTCGGAATCACGATGCGACCAGCCGCCCCGAAGCTCAAGGTCAATCCCTTCGGCGCGAGCCTTGTCAGGATCGCCTTGGGCATCAGCAACGGCATCAGATCGGCATAGGTGGTCTGCGCGAGTTCGGCCGCCCAGCCCGCGACCGTGGTCAGGGCTGGTGCCGACGCCGCACGGGTGACGATATCGACAAAGGCGTGCGTGCCCTCGTCATCCCCGTAAATCCGCTGCCGCGTTTCGTGAACCGGCTTGCCTTCCGCCTTGGCGACATAGCTCACGGTTGCCGCCCTGACCAGATAGTCGAGCAGGTCCAGCTCTTTCTTACGGCTGGCAATGACCGGCGGCGGGTGGTGGATTCGTTCAGCCACCATGGTCGAGACCGCACGGCCGCGACCCGAACCGTTGGTGGTGGGATCGGCGCTGGCGTTCTTTGCCAGCAGCTTCTCCGAATTGATCCAGCCCTCACGGGTCTTTTCCAGATGTTCGATCTCGAAGTTGAGCTTCTTATTTTCTTCGAGGTCCGCGTCACTGACGTTGCTGTTGTCCATCTTGTCGAGATGGGCCAGTAGTAAATCGCGCTTGGCAACAATCTGCGTCTCCAAGTCGGTAATACGTTGAGCGAGGCCGTTCATGGCACTGCCCTTTCCATTACGAGATGATGCTTTGGCTTGCTCGCCCGCGAATCCGCGCCGCTCAATCCTGACGTCCTTATCGCCGTCCTTGGCGAACACCAGATCGATCGTTGCAGGAGAAATTTTCAGAGACTTGGCCACGGCCAGCGCGTTGGCATTGGCCGGGATCGAAACCAGACTGACTTCGACCAGTTCACTTCTGACGAACACCGAGCCGCCGTGCTTGGCGTCTTTTCGCGCGGTCGTCTCCAGCGGTCGAAATCCGACGCTGACGGTGTTCAACAAACCCTGTTCGACAAGGCTGATGATTTCGTCGATCCGCGCGGAAGTGCCCTTCTTCGCCAATTGCAGATGACCGCGCAGCTGCTTGTTGTCGATGCGGACATTCTCCCACTTGCCGATGACGAAATCGGCGCAGTGATTGAATAGCGCTCGCGGCGCCTTCCTGAAATTGTCGAGATTCCAGCCGTCGCTGAGAATCACGTCGTCCATGCGATCTACGGTTTCATCCGACATGACGAACTCAAGACCGCTGACGGTGCCGGTATGGGTCTTGTGCCGAATGGCTGTCGCCGCCTTGTTCTCCCACATCATGCTGCAGGCGTCCTCGTCGGTGCCCTCGTCGGTGCAATCGCTCATGAATTCTTCGCGGTCGTCGTAATCGTTCGGATCGCAGGCTTTCTCGGAGTG